CGAAAACAGATATTAATTTAGTCAATGGACTAAATAGCTTTGTAGCACCTTTTCGTGCTGCTGCCATAGCTTGTGATAGCTTTTCCATAGACTTAGCTGTGTTTTCCGCTCCTTTACCTGCATCTGGAAGTGGATTACCGCTAGTGTCCATACCCTGATTAGGTAATGACTCGTTTGAATCACCTACAAAGTTTTGTGCTGATTTTGCCGCCTTGCTAATTTGCTTTGCTGTGCCTGTTAGTTTTGTATTTGCAATCTTTTCAAGTGCATTAGCAAGTCTCTCAATAGGGGTAATATCAATTCTCTCTATTGCTCTGGAGAAACCATTTACTGCTCTTGTGATTTTCTTGAAACCTGTGTCTGCATTATCCCCTGTCGTAACTGTGCGATTAAGCTGATTATTTAGTTTTTTCAGTGAAGCATTTAAGCGGTCAACACCACTAGTATTTGCTTCAACTTCTATGGTTAGTCTGTCTGTTGCCATATCTATTTTTCCTTTGCGTTAAAACTATCAGCTAACGAATTAAAGAAAGCTATTGCCTTTCTGCGGTCTTTTTCTGCCTTAACACGTTTTTCTTCCTCAGTAGGTGGTAGTATCTTGATAGGCTCTTTCAAATACTCTAATTTCTTTGAACCTTTTTTTGAAAAAGCATTGCCAATAACCACGCTCATAGCATCATAAACGTATAAACCTTGTAACCACATAAAGTAGTTTTGTTGCTCTTTCTTTATATCTTCTGCCATTAAATAAGGGCGAAGAGTCCTTATTGTTAAATTCCAGAACTCGCTCGCCCCAATTCCCATAGCCAAACAATGGGGTAAGTATTCAAAAGTGAAATACTCTCTCAGCGAATCATAATCACTAGGTTTCTTAGCACATTTAATGGCTATCTCAATATCTTCATTTACTGTGGTGTTTCTGTCTCCACCGCTGCAACATTCTGTTCCTCTGTCTCGGACATCTTGCGAAAAAAATCGCTTTCCTCAATAGCACTTGCCATAGCATCAGCTAATTCATCCATTGTTCCACCATTGACAATGTGCTTTTCAAGTTCCTCGCCTGCGTTTTCCTTTGATGTGTTCATACAAAGTGCCAAATATCCTCTTAACAGTGAGAATGAAACTTTCTGTCCTAGTGTAACAGGTGCATCCATTTCTTCCATCTTGCAGACATTATTAAATGTCATTTCAGCAGCTTTATAAGTCTTACCATTAACGTGTACAATCTTTGTCATTTTTCTTTCCCTTTCCCTAATAAATTATGATCCGTATTCCCTATTATGATGGTACGATTGCAGTAGCCCAACCGATATTTCCGTTAGGTACGATGTAACCTGTATTCTCAAGCACTGAGTCAACATCAGCACCGCCAAAACCAAGTTCTGACACATCAGCAGTGAAGTAGAAAGCATTTGTCATGTTAGGTACATAAAATTCTACCCATGTAGCCTTGCCCTCTGCCTTTGCTGAATCATATGCAGCCTTGAAAGCTCCCCAAGCGTTCTGTAATTCGTCATTATCATTGAATGTAACTCCTAATGCTCCGCCTGGGTCTTTAAGACCTGCAATGTATGTTTTCCATACTGTAGCATCAAGAGAAGTAGTCTCTAATGTAGCAGGTTCAGGGTTCATTTCTGGGATTGATTTAGCACCATTGATAGCAGTAAATGAACTAGGCTTAGTGCCTGCGGTTGTTTCTACCGCCCACGCAAATTTAATGCCGGCTGTACTTAAATCCATAATCTTTTCTCCTTTACTCTTTATTTAGGCTATCACCATCACCTATAACTCTGGTGTAGCTGCCTACATATCTTTTTATTGTCAAATCATTTACATTATCAAGTGGGGAATGGACTCTGCATCTATACCCACACTCTTTGAAAGCTAATTTAATATCCTCTGCAATCTGCTTTGCATCAGACATTGTTTTGTTTGAATACACGTTCACTTCAAAAGTGGAACGTCTATTAGTCTCAGTACAATCAATAGTCTCAGAAAAAGGTGTACCATCAATACATACGATTGAAGCACAAGGAAACTCAGCAACCTTATATACCCTAGAACTTGTGACGTATATTTCTCCATGCCTTTCTCTTATGAAATTAGCAACGTATGTATATACTTCATTGTCTGTAATCATTTCTTCATTTCCTCTTCCATTCTCTTAGCAGCCTCATACATATAAGGGTTAGCTTTGTGTCCAGGCCATTCTTGATTTTTGTAATCGTATGTCCAACCGGTTGTATCACCTGGATAACCACTATCCTTACCTATAAGGCCTGTACCGAACTCATGGAACATAGCATGGTCTGTGCCTGCACTAACTGTTCCTTTGATTTTGCGTTTGGATTTCTTAACCTTGTGGGTAATACTTTCTTTCAAATCTCCAGATTTAACATGAACTCTGGCTTTAGCTTCATCCTCACCTATCTGACATATTCTTTCTACTTCCTCGTAAATAGCTTGTTTGATTGCATCAGCAGTACCACCCAAGATATTTATTGATTTACCAATAGAATTACTATCATTCAGATTGATTGTAACTTTCTTAGGTTTACCACTCAGAAAGTCTTGTGTAGGACTACCACTGTACTTCATTTCCTGTTACCCCTTTCACCGCTATGACCTTGTAATTGAGGCTCTTTTTTATAGCAGACACTAAACAGTTATATTCCACACCCCCATTCTCTAAAGGGTTATCCGTATCTATCCAGAGGATAGTATCTTCTTTAATAGGGCAATCTCTATCAGTGAGAATTACATATTTATACTCAATATCATTACCAAAGTATTCTCTGGCTATTTGTGAGGTTTTATCTACCACGTTAGCATCAAGTAGAACAGGATTGTCATAGCCAACTGTATATTCACCTGTCTCATAGCCGTCTGAGTCCAAGATAGGTATTTTGTCACTGTATTGTGCATAAAACAATGTTTGTGTATTTCTAAAGCCTAATCTCGCCATTTTAAATCACTCCTACACACTGCGTAACTCTCATTAAAATGTCCTCATCATCAACTGTTTTGAAAACTCTGTGTACACCATTTTCAGTGCTGTGTGTCTGCCCCTCAAAACCTCTTCTGATAATCATTCTGCTTGCTAGTTCACAAACATCATGTTCGTGTTTAGTAGGAAGTATTAAAGCAGATAAATCATCCTTAAAAGGGTACATTCTCTGGAGTATTCTTTGTTCTGCAATAGCAAGGTAGGTGCTAATTGTTTCCTGTGACACTCTGCTATCGTTTACTAAGATTTCAACTTCCTCAATCATTTGTTCACTTGTCATTCTTCACACCTACCTTTTTCACTACTTCTTTGCTGTTTTCTTTGCCTTTGGCTTTTCTGTTTCTACTGTCTCTACTGTCTCATTAACAGTAGGGGTAGAGGACTTTTTAGTGTCCTCTACAATCCATCCTGTTGTTATTTCCATTCTGATCTATCTCCTATTAAGCCTTTGAGTGTACATATACACCAAGTGTCTTATTCTCAAATACATCTACAAGGTCATACTCACGGAATTTAAGGATATACCCATCTGAATCTGCATTTAAGGCTGGTGGAATAACGTTTCCGACAACTCTCTTTGAGAACTTAATAACTGCTGATGGGTGAACAATCATAAAGTTAATGTCTGCTCCACCTGTTGCCTTTGTATATCCACCTGCTTCCTGTCCAGAAGTCTTACCATCAAGCTGAGTGATTGCAGTATAGAATCTACCCTGTGGAACTGTGATAATCTGTGAGAAGTTTGCAATCATCTCGCGAGACTTAATTGTATCAAGGGCCTTAATTGCGTTAAGGTGTGCTGATGTAATGAAAAGGATACGTCCTTCCTTTGGTACTTCTGCATCATCCATAACTGAATTTGCAGTAGTGATAGCACCTGTAACGTCTGTGCCTGCTGCAAGTGTACCTGTAACCTTTGTGCCTGCCTCACCGGCCAACTTAGCGAATGTAAATGCGTCTACCTCTGGTGCTACCTTTGTACGCATGAACTCAGCACCAAGTCTACCAAAAGCAACGTTCATTGACTCTTCATCGTCCTCAACGTCTACTACAAACTTGCGGCCTCTATCAAAGTTGAACTGTACTGACTCATAATCAAGTGTTACATCACCCTGTGCGTAGCCATTTGCTCTTGAATACGCACCAAGTCCGCCCATTGTTAACTTAGGAATCATGATTTCGTTTGCCTTTGCTCCTGGTCTTGCAAGGCCCTGATCTGACATTAAAACTGCTGAAAGTGAAGCTAACTTGTAAACTTCATCAAGTGCCGGTACATAACTTTTTGCTAATGCGATTGAGTTTCCCATTTTTTAAATCTCCTTTTGAAAAATATTATTTTGCATCTGGAAGCCCCATAATCTTTCTCATTTTGGCGGCTTCATCCTGTTCTACATCTTTTTTTTCTGGTGGTCTGCCCCCTGATAACTTTGCCTTATCCATAGCCTCAGCAATAGCTTTCTGAGAAACAGTTTCGTAATAATCTTTGCCACCATTAATGAATGAAGTAATATCTCCATCAATTAGTGAACGTGCCATTGTTTCAGCTTTCTCGGAGTCCATTCCCCAAGTCATAAAACCCTTAGTAGCATCTGAGATTTTCTTTTCGGTCTCATATTCTTCTAACTTCTTGAGTAAAGCCTCATTGTCTGCTGCCTTTGCTTCATCCTCTGTCATTTTTGCTCTCAACTGCTTTTTGTAGTCTGCAGCTTCTGAGTTTGCCTTAGAGATTAACTTTTTGTACTTCTCAATTTCCTGTTCAAGCTTAATCTCGTTCTCACTCTTTGTTTCTGTTTCCTTTGTCTCTGTTTCTTTTGACTCTGTTTCTGTTTCTTTTGTTTCGATTACTTCATCCTTGTTTTCTTCCATTTCTTTTCCCTTTCTCTGTTTAATCAAGTTTTCTCTTGTCTGCGACTTATTTAACGTGATT